GATAGTTTTTGCTTGACAGGCCGGAGGCACGCTGTTAAGAGAGGCACCCTCAAAAACAATCCATGGGCCGTTAGCTCAGTTCGGTAGAGCAGCGGACTTTTAATCCGTTGGTCGGGGGTTCAAATCCCCCACGGCCCACCAGCAGTAGCAAGCTTTTCAGAGATTTTTGAGATTCTTTTTTTATGCACTCTGTGACTACCTTGTGACTACATCGATATTATATTTGTTAATGAGATCTAACAAATCCTGCCGACTTTTAAACCCCTTGGCTTTACAAAGCGGCATAGGGTTATCGATTTCTTCGGTGATCAGATTTTTATCTTCTTCCGACCCTGAGACAACCCGTAATACCTTTTCATCGGGAATCTGAGATATGGCCTTCAAATCCTCAATGGCCCCATCTCGGTATTCTTTAATGGACAGCAAGTTGATATAGTCCTGCTTCGTTGCAACATGCTTCGGATACCCACGCATAACAAACCTCCTTTCCTTCAAGTAAAAGTATAATAACGGTCAATTTTCTTGATGGTCGTATAAAATGGCAACTCATTCTTATATCCCTGGGCCTGATCTGTAAGAACCGCTGAGCCGGTAAAGACGATATGTTTTTCTTCTCCGATCATAAACTGCAATGTTAAACACCCGTTCTTTTCGTATTTGCTGGGCTTGACTCTGAAGTCGAGAAGCAAGACCTCCTTGTTTAATATATCTTCGATCTTGAGCTTCGCGCCGTCCAGCGGTTGGTGCTCTTTTGCGAAGTCTCTAAATCGCTTGCGTACCTCCATCTAAAACCCTTTCCAGCGCCACGAGATTCAGCGTTTGTCTCAAATGGTATGTGTTAGCCCATCGGATCCACCCGGACACCGACGCGAGAGTCGAACGATACTGGTCAGGCGTAATCAGCCCGCGGGTCAGCATCAAAGGCAGCTTTTTCAGTCGGCGCTTGATCCTTTGTGCCGTTGATTTGCGCAGGAGAATATGATCCGGGAAATGGCGATATCCCAGAAAATCAACACCCCGGGAAACAAGGAACAGATCACACTTGCTCATTGTGAGCTTGAGCCTCTCGCCGAGAAAATCTTCGATAATCCGCGTCAGGGCACCGAGGCGCCTCTTGTCGTCGTGGAAAAGACAGAAATCATCACAATAGCGGATATAGTCCTTAATCCGGTGCTCATGCTTCAGAAACTGGTCCAGCTCATTCATGTAAAGATTTCCGAACCACTGGCTCGTATAATTGCCGATCGGAACGTTCTTCCCGCCTTCGATGCTGTAGATGATATTCTTTATGAGCCAGAGGGTGCCCGGACACTTGATCTTTTTCTGAACAATCTCATAGAGGATGTCGTGATCCACGGAGGGGTAAAACTTTGAAATATCGATTTTGAGGCAGTACCTGTTTCTCCTCACAAATTCCATAACTCGGCGGCTTCCGGAATGAATGCCCTTGCCTCTCCGGCAGGCATGGGATTCATGGATAAAAAGATGATCCCAGATCGGCTCAACAACTCGCATCAGGGCATGCTGAACGATCCGGTCCGGATTAAAAGGCAGTTTATAGATGAGCCTTTTCTTGGGCTCATAAATGGTCCGTGTTTTATAAGAAGAGGTTGTGAACGTTTTTTCTTGGAGGGACTTCCGGATCTTCAATAGGTTTTCATCGGCATGCCGGTCGAAGCGCTTGATCGTATCCTGCCAGGTCTTTCCCTTGCGGGCATCACGATAGGCCTGACGAATGTTTTCCAGGTCGATGATCATAGGAAAAAGGTTTCCGTGTCTCTTCATAATTTATTGTTGGTGAAAATAGCGTTCGCCGGAGCTACTGGCTATTTTCACCCTCCGTCATGTATTTTGCTCTCTGCCCTTCGGCAGAAAACAAGGCCGATCGATCCAGCCAGGAGTCTTACTCAAGTCCTGTATCCGACGCGAACTGGCTGCCGATATTCGTATTCGTATTCCAGCGATAGTTATTCGCATTACGACAACGTGAACCGGCATACGCAGCATTATTCCAATTACCGCCTGCCAGAAGCCAAAAATGATCTCTCAGCCTTAAAATCTGCATCGACGTGTTCCGTTTTCCGTTTACAGCGGCTCCGACGCGAACCGGCCGCCGCTAGCCGTAGCCGCAGTCCAGCGAAAGCCACTCGCATTACGACAACGCGAACCGGCATACGCAGCATAACTCCAAAGACCGCCCGCCAGAAGCTTGATATCACCTGTATCTTCAGGGCGATAAATTTGTCCCTTGGAGCCAGGCAGGTTATACCAGCCAGCCGCGATGGACGCATCAACATAGGCCGACTGGTCAAGCAGCCATTGCAACATTGCCCCGCAACAGTCCTCACAGCCGATATTAGAAATCATGCGCCTGCCAGCTGTATCGGAATGCCCGCCTGTGGTCACCGGGTCGGCAGACCCGGCAATATTGGTTTCTTCGTTGGACCCGGCAGCGATTAGCTGAAACTCCGAATCTGTCAGTAATCGTTTTCCAACCGCACCGCCATCGTCCACGAAATCATTCCAGTCCCGCGTGTCGGAGATAGTTCCACCGTTTGCCGATACAGTTGAAGCACCTGTGCCGGATGCCAGATAGATATCAACCCAGATGCCGGACTTCGTATCGTAGACCATGCCGGCATTGACTCCGCATCTTGCCCGGTGCTTGAGATCCCAAATCGAGGCAGGGAGAATATCTTTTTGGGCATACCCAGTCAAGGTGTGCCCGCTGATAGTGCCAACGGCGGTGCAGAGCGTATGGAATCCACCGATTTTGCGGGAAGTATCGGCATTAAATCCGGCTGGATAAGTGGAGGCAAGGCTGGTTTTAAAGACAAGACTTCCGGCATTATTGCAGGCGTAAACGTAATAATCTTTTCCGGCTTCCACGGCTCCTGTATCAATATCATCCACGGACGAAACGTGAACTGCGGCAGAGATAAGAAAATGAGTAGTGCCGACCAAAATAGGAATGTAATATGCACCCTTATTAACCGTGATCTTGGTATGGTCGGAGGCGTGCGCCTCGATGAGTCGTTGGGGTTTGTCACCCCAAAAATTGCTCATTATCGCATATATGCCGTTTGGTATCCGTGCCAATAACCCCGATGCCCTGTAATACATGTCCCCGTCTGCATCGGAGCCGATGGCAAGGTTGGCTCCCGTCTTCTGCATAAGTCCGAGATATGCGTCTGCAAGGGTGCCAATGGTGATCCAGGCATTATTGGCGGCATTGCGGATCTTCATAAGGCCGGTCGTCGTATCGGGCCACCACATGTAGGCGTAGGGCGTAGGTGGTTCGGTGGCCCCCGCATTATTACTCACCAGGGCCTGCAAGGCCGCATTGATGGCCGCTCGAAAAGTTAAACCGGTATTTGCATCGGAATTTGTTATTTCCATATCGTGCTGGGACATGGCATTCCTCCTTTAGTTAATATCCTTTGGCTGCCCAGTCCATTGTCCTCTGAACCCCGACGCCTCCGGAATTTTTAAAGATGATATCGAATCCGTTCACTGACTTATTCGACAAGGCATAATAATCGCCCGCCTGAAGCCCCTGGGCCGTGATGCCGATCCGGGGAACGATCATGAAGGGCTTATCGAATGAGACCGAGAGTCCTCCAGCCGGACAAACCACATCCGCAGACGCTTTTTCCCGGTCCGGCATGTCCACGATCAATGAGGCATTAGAGATATCGACCCGGCTCCGGGTATCGAGCGAGAAACAGACTAGGCGCATCTTGAAGGCCAGGGCCGCATAGTCCCCGGCAATGAAGTTCTGCCAGTCGCCCCAGGTCGACCCATCCTGCGAGAGGGCGATCTGCGGAATGACACCGGCATTTGTATTATCCGTTCCATCGAAATTCGCGATCAAATCAAAATCCAGGATGTCATCGAAAAGGTCATCCAGGTTCACCACATTGAATTTGAACTCCACGGAGCACCGGGCCGTCTGCACGCTCCCCAGATCGATCGACTCCGTTTCATAAATCCCCTGGGCAACCACGCTGCCGCCATAGTCAAAATCGATCACGGCATCGAAATCGGCAATATCATCAAACGCCACGCTCGAATCCATGAGGAGCTTTTCATCGACGACGATCATATTCGTTTTCGTACCCAGCCAGTCCGGCTCCTGGACCTGGGTTTCCTGGACATTCCAGCCGAGAATCGTAGGGATCGTCGTCTCCACGGCGATGGCGTTCATACTTTCGTTTCCGGACGTGTCCACGGCCTTGACGTAGTACCTCCCGTTTCTTGCCGCCGGAATGGTAATGGTCGAGGTCTTGGCAATCCCGATATCGAGAGAATTTGAGCAGGAGCCCGTGGCAAGATCGCTTGTCCAGCGGACTTTGTAAAAGGATAGATCGATATCGCCCACTGGTTGCCAGGTAAGTTTGAGCCCTCCTTGGGCTGCTTCCGCCCAGATCTCTGCGATATCTTCCGGTGGAATGCTTTTTCCGAAGACATATAAAGAGGCCTTTGGTGCGGCGGCGATGGTTTCTTTATTTCCTGCCTTGTTGACGCTTAAAACGGCAATCTGATAGGTTGCCTTATCCGTAACATTTTCAATGGAATACAGGCCACCGTAAGAGCGTCCATGATAACTCCAGCCGCCTCCAGAGTCTAACCAGATCTCCACGTGATCCCAGAGGTTCGATGCCGGTCGGACAAAGGAAACATCAATGATTGTGATAATCGTTCCGTCAGCGCGCTTCTTCAACTGTTCTTTTAAATCAAGACTGCTGACCGAAGGAAGACTTTCAAGGGTAGAATAATTCGGTGTCGGAATGACCGGGATCCCCGTATCCACACCATAAATGCTTTCATTGTATTCGATGGCCTTAATAGAAGCCTTCTGATCTCCGGTGCGGCTGATATCGAGGACCCGGAAGGGCTTTACCTCATAGCCATTCTCACCCATGGCAAAAGGACAATACGGGGTCGGGATTGAATCCCAGACCGTCGTGAGATTAAGAGTCGTGTAGGTCCCGGCGCCGTCCGAGATCGTCTTCGTGACCAGGGTATCATCATCGAGCCGGAGCATGATCACATAGGTTTTCCCGGCATCGAGAATAACTTCCTGGTCGAGGGTCACCCGGCCGTTCGGGGTATTCGTGGCGCTAACGATCCGGCCACTGGCGAGTCCCCATTTCGGTACCGAGTGGGCAAAGTTGATCGGGTCTCCTAAAGTGCAGGCAATGGCATCGATATCCGCCTCAAAATCGATGGTACGCTTAAGGTGCTGATTGCAAAGAAGCTGAAACTGCCCGGAGCGCCAGGCCTGGGAGGCCTTCGTCACACCCATAAGTTGAAGGCTGACCCGGTTCGATGGCCGATTAAGCACAGAATTGATGACTGTAAGGGTATCCCGGGCATAGTCATTGTCCTGGTTGACATAGCTGATTTCAATCTCGCCTGCCCGCTCGTCAATGGGAAGAAAGGTCTCCTTGAAGGAATCCTGAACGACATTTCCGGCCGTAAAGAGCTGAACCGGTGAAGCGGCCTTATCCACAACAACGGTGATCTGATATCCCTTGAAAAAAGGCAAAGCCCGGCTCATCTGGGCAATCTTCATCGCGGCTTCCCAGAGGGTCATTTCCGTGTCGAAAGTCCCATTAAAGAGGAATCGCTTTTCTGTACCGCCATTTCCGTCGTCCACGAGTTCATCACAGAAATCCGCCCAGACCTTAAAGGCCTCATGATCAATGCGGGAAGGGTCAATCCCGTCATAGCGCAGCACCGCGGTCAGGGCATCGGCAAAAACCGGTTGAGTGAGGACATCGTAACAGACCCAGGCCGGGTTATCGCTCCACTCGATGGACCAGGCCGAGCCGGTCCAGACCCGGACAAAGGCCCCTTCCACCTTGCACGAAAATTTCAGAGATCCGGAGAGTTGATCGCTCGCCAGGGCCTTGATTCCGGCAAGCACCTGTCGGGGATAAGTAAAATCCTCGTAATTGACCTCTCTAACGGATGACATGTAAACATCGTCGGCGTAGCGGATGCTTGTCTGGTCCGATGTCATCTTGCTGACCCGGATATCATAACGACCGTGCGGAAGATTGGAGGCGATCCGCAATGTCCGCTTAATGGCTGATGATTGAGAGCCGGATATCGTGATGTAATCCCTGTTTGCCGTCGCCCATTTGGTTACTATCTCTGTGCACCATCGCCAGGTCCCCTGCCGCATAGAGCTTTCATATTCCGTCCCGGGCCATACCGTGACCCAGCGCGACTCACCGTTATAGTGCGCAGAGGGATCGCTGGATCCTCTTTCATATTCGTACCAGCAGGCCTGGCCCCAGTCATCGTATGGCCAGTATCCCGCACTCCAATAACCGGCCGGCGCCTGATAGCTGTACTGATAGGTCTCGTAGGTGGCGATAATCCAGCTCGGAGCTCCTTCTTTGCGATATTCAACTCTCACTCCAATGGTGTGCGCGTCCAGCCCGCCCCTGTCATTTTGATAATAAAGGCCCTTCGCACAGACGATATCGACCTCCAGACCGTCGAAGCTATTGCCGATAGTCGCATGCGTGTGAGGAGATCCGTATGGAATCTTTATCCCTAAAGCATATTCAACCTTCGTATCGTCGAAATTAGGAATGACGGCCTGGGATAGTTTCCCCATTTGAGTGTGAATTTCTACTCCGTTATAATTTTCCACAGGCTGATCATTGATCTTGAAGTCGTAAAGCCGCTTGTATTGTCCATACCCAAGGGCGATCAGCGCGTTCAGGTAATTCTTGTCATTCAGGGCTTCGGTATAGGTGGAGATGATATTCCCGTAAGCCTTCATGATCCCGTAGATCCGGGGTATCGTCGTGCCCTGGGCCTGAGTCGTTGTCGGATTAAATGAATAAGTCTGTGATGTGTCAAAATCTTCGAGGCCGGGAACATTCGGAACGTCGGGCAGCTTTGCCGGCATTAAAGCATTGACGAGCATGCCGCCGACGCCCATAATCAGTGCCGGAGCAAGCGCCATTGTCAGATCAAAAGCGGCCATCGCGGCACCTATCGTGCCGAATTGCGTTGATACGAAACCTGCAATCATGGGCGCCGCATGCCAGGCCACGACCGCGATCGCGATCATGGCCAAGATCTTTAAAGAATCTCCCCCTTCAATAACCGGCCGCATGACAATCATGTCTCCGGAAACTACCCGGGTCAGGTGCCAGTGCTCCGGCAAAACGACATGACCGTTTATGGAGATTGCAAAATCAATATCGCCGGGAGCGCAGGTTCGACGGATATCTGCGATAGTTTCTCCATGATAGGAAACAACCTCTGTCACCCGGCTCGCGGGAGAGAAAGGGTTCGTGATCCTGACCAGGCTTATTTCTTCCATCGGTAATAGCCCGCGATTTTCCCCTTCCAGTAGGGATGATTCAAGCGGTCCACCTGCACGGTTCTTTTTCTCAGGATATGAATGAATCTATTCTCAGTCAGCACAACGCCCATGTGGCTCACCCAGGGCGGCCGGATACAGAAAACCACCACACAGTAGGGCTCTGGGTTTTCAATCTTTTCCCCTATATCGATATAACCAGCGGTCCAGAGTTTGTCGATCGCTTCGACAGCCTCCGTATCTGGCGTCTCCTCGATCTCAGGAAGATCCCTGCCAAGACGTGCATAAAGTTCTTTTACGAGACCGTAGCAATCAAGACCCTCCGCAGAGCGGCCGCCCCGCTTCCAGGGAACGGCAAGGAGATCTTCATATTTAATCGTTTCAGACAATCCTGATCCCTCCCTGGGAGAGTCCCGGAAAGCCCCCGAAATTAACCGCGTTTGCCTTCGCGCGG